AAGAGAAACACTTTTCAATAAAAGGTTCTAATCTACTATCAACAACTCTATCCAAAAAATTACATATCTGTTCATTGTTTTTACCCTCACAAGTCTTTTGTACTAACTTGTCAAGTGTAACATAGATTGAGTCTGTATCTGAAGCCACGATATAATCTAGTTTATCATGTGTCTTTAGTATTTCATTTAAATAAGTGTTAACTTTTTCTTCAATAAATCTAATAATGAATTGACCTGCTGTTGTAATGGCACTTGCTTGTCTTACATCATAGTATCTAAAGTATTGGTTACCAACAGCACCATAAGCCGAGTTAAGAGCAATCTTTCTTGCCCATTGAATATTATGACAACGAGAAATTTCTCTTACAAGTTTAGGGTCTTTTGTTTTTTCATATTCTTTTTTAGCCTTTAACATTCTTTTCTTGTAGATAACTCGTTCATTGTACATTGTTTCCATCATTTCAGGTAAGAAACCTTGACCATCATTCTTAAACATGGCACCGTTAGGTGTTAAACAAGCACCTTCGGTTTTTAAATGAGAGAGTGGTGTTGATTGAGTTAACATCTTGTTGACTGAAACGCCAGATGATTTAACTCCTAATATCTTTTCGGGAGAAATATTATATTGAATAATAATGTGAGGATATAGGGAGTTAATGTCAAACGACACCACCCATTTGTGCTGACCAACTTTAGGCTCTTTTACATAAGCGCCTTCGTACTTTGTTTCTTTTATATGGTCTTCTCTAGGAGGCACACAAATATTTTTTTTCATTAAATGATTTGCTATCAAAGTATCCCATACTCTAACTTGTGAAAATATATCACCATAGTTTACTTTACTTTCATAGGCAACAGTTAATGATAAGTCAATTAGACCTAGTTTATCTTCTAGGCCGTCAACAATTTCTACGTCTTGTATATTGTAATCAACAAATGATTGAAAGTCTTTTGTATACCAATCTTTAAATGTAGGATATGGCATATCATCTTTACCACGACCAAGTTCTAACTGACCAATAAAGTCAAGTTTATAACTCTCTTGTCTTTGTGGTACAAACCATTTGTATAAGTCAAGGTAATCTAAATTGGTAATACCGTATAATGTGTAAACTGTTTGTTGTCTTCCTCTTACTGTAAGTTCTTCTCTGTGAATTAAGTTCCAAGGCGACATCTTGTTTGCTACTTTATCACCAGCAATCATTTTAATTCTATTCATTAAGTATGGTAAGTCAAAAAATTTTGTATTCCAACCAGTAATAACATCTGGATAATTCTTAATCCAAAACTTCATAAACTCAAACAATAATTGATTTTCATTTTTACATTTAATATATGTTATGTCTGATCTATCGGTCTTAAAGTCGCCTACACCCCATGTAATAATCTGTTTGTTTGAGTGATTTTTAACTGTAATACAAAGTAGTTCTTCAATAGGATTTTCTACATCAGGAAAACCATTTTCACAAGTAGTTTCTATATCAAGTGTAAAGATTTTAATTTGATCTTTGTCCCATTTAATATTTTCAGGATGTTCTTTACCAATATATTGATAATGGTATCTTTCTAAACCATAAACAGGAGAGTTTTGTGTTGCCACTTCTCTACGAAATTTACGAGCAGCGTCTATGTTTCTAAATGTAATAGGTTTAAGAAACTGACCTTGTAAGTTTTTGTAATCAGTTTGTTGTTGAGTTAAAGCGTATAGAGTTGGAGCAAAGTCAATCTTATCTTTGTAATCTTTACCGTCATGTATTCCACGAACAAGTAATTTACCTTTGTATTCAATAACTGACTTATAAAAATTCATAATTTAAAACCGACAATGTGAATAGTGTATTAGGGTATTCTAACAATTAAACCATCTAACTTTTCAGTTAAATCAATTTGACAAGCCAACCTACTATTTGGTTTTGCTTTTGGTTCGTAATCTAAAAGTTCTTGCTCAGCGCTAGTTTCTTTCATCTTACCAACTTTGTCAATCCACTTATCGTCAACAATGACATGACAAGTACAACAAGCACAACTGCCACCACAATCAGCTTCTATTCCTGGAATATAATTATCTTTAGAATAATACTTTGAAGCTTCCATCAACGAGTGATGTAGAGGCACCTCTACCGTTTCATGCTCTTTATCATTGTCATAATAAAATGTAACCTTAATACTTTTCATTAATTTTCAATTTTTGGTATAGATGTTTCTGTAATTAATCCTGGATTTTGTAAAATACTTGAAGTGTTTTGTAAGTATGTATCTAGTATTTCTTTTTTAGGTTCTACCATAGACACAATAAATTTTTGGTCAATTGTAACTGTATCTGATTTGGCATAAGGGGCATATAGTACCATCATTAACTGAACAGGTTTACCTGGCCCTTGTTGTTGTGGTATAATAACAAATGATTTTGTTAAACTAACACCTTGGTCGTTTTCTCCTACAGTAGCGATTATATCTTCGCCTGTAGATAGTCTTAATATTTTCACATCTTTACTCATAATATCTCCTTTTTTATTATGTAATTAATATAACACAAACTGTATTATTTGTCAATGTTATCCTTCTCAAAACCAACCTTGTCTTGTTTACCGTCTTTTTCTACTGGTCTTAATCTTTTACTTAATACAAATGTTCTATTAGGGTTGACACTTATATTCATTAATCTCATTAAATCTCTATTGACTAGTAGGTCTGAGCCTGATCTAGGTCTGGCGTCTAAGCCAACTTCTACATCTTTATATGTAAAACCATTAAAGGTCATATCTAATAAAATTGTTGGTCTTGTTTCAGATGGTTCTTCACCGTCAGCATTTGCTCTAAACACCTCACTTGTACCGTGTCTAGGTTTACTATAAGTTTTACCGTCATATTTCCACTTGACAATTTTACCAGAATCTAAAATTTTATCGGCGTGTAAGGCACAAGCTTTTGAACCGTTACCTGTGTCAAACTTAACTCTTACTTTACCAATCTCATCTAAATCCATTGTTTCTAACCAACCAGTTTCAACTAATGATTGCCTATCCCAATGACTTCTATTTTGTACCCAATCTACTACGTTGGCCATCATTTTTTCACCATCAATTCTACCTGCTGGTTCTGAATCTGAATAGTAATCTTTGTGTTGGTAACCCTCGTAATCAGCACCTGAACCTGGACTACCATTAATTTCTAGTAAGTATGGTTTATTATTATGTATAATGTGATCTACACCTACCATATATGCTCTGGATAGTCTAGCAGCTTTTAATACTAATTCTTTTTCTTCGTCATTTAAAATATATGGTTCTGCCTCAGCACCTCTATGTGTGTTTGATCTAAAGTCATAACTACTATGTACTCTTTTTGTACTAGCAAAAATCTTGTTATCTACTATGAAAGTTCTTACATCAAATTTAGATGGCATATATTCTTGTATTAGAAGTTCAGCCTCTAGTTTCCACATAGCTTGTACAGTTGCCACTAAAGCCTCGTATGTGTCAATCTTTATAACACCAACACCTTGTGTACCTGTAAGTGTCTTTAATATAATCGGAAATTTACCACCAATCATATCTAAACCAGTTTTAATATTGCTTTCGTTAGATATAAATGCCGTTCTTGGTGTGGGTAATCCAAACTTTTCAAATAACAAAGCAGTTGTAAGTTTGTTGTCACAAGTAAGCATAGACGCTCTTGTGTTTAACATAAATGCTTGTGAGTTTTGAAATGAAGATATTAAAGATAGTCCTGCTTCATCTTCTAAAGCACCACCTCTTGTAATACAAACGGTATCTCTACCTACAAATGTATGTTCACCACCTTTACCATCAAAGTTTGATACTGTTAGTGTACCTTTGTCTTCGTCTTTTGATGTGATGATAGATGATTTAGTGTTTACTATAATACACTTAATACCTTTTTTCTTACATGCCTTTGTAATTAATTCAGCAGTAGTGTTTTCTTTAGGGTCTTTTGAATCTGCTACCGTTACAATAGCTATCGTAAAGGGTTTATCTTTACGGCTAATATCTGTTTCAGTAATAAACTCTTTAAATTTTGGTACTAACATTACTCACTTTTAGAAGGCCCACAAGTAATAGTAATCTCTTGTTCTTGGTTAGAGTCGTTTATTGCTTGTGCCTCTGTATTTTCCTTTATAAGTTTTTCAGTATCTATCTTTTTACCAATATTATATTTTGCTGATAAATTCCACTCTTTCTTTTCTTTAAAAGGTAATACTTTAATTTGAGATAATGGTGCTTTATTTTCAGCTGCCTGTGTGTTAACTATATCAATTAAATTCCAGTCTTGTAGAAGAATAGCTATTGTATTTCTTCTTTGTATATCGTTTTCTACCAAGGTTGACTTTTTGCCATCTAAAGCAAATAGTTCTTTAAAGTGTGTAATAAAATATTTTCCTTGTTTGTGTAAAAT